CCCGAAGACATCAAGACGCGCGTTTTTGCTGCCAGCCCAATGCATCTTGTCATTTTCATGAAGATGTATTATGGTGCCTATTTCCAACACATGCAGAATGAACGCATCAAGAACACGACCGCTATTGGAATCAATCCCTACTCATGTGAATGGCATCAAATTGTCATGAAGTTGAGAGAGGTTGACAGCAAGGTTAACGACGGAGACTACGAGAGATTCGACACGACACAGCCACCAGCTTTCATCGATGGATTTTTCCAAGTCGCACGAAAATGGTATCAACTTTATCAACGAGTCGATGCCCCACGAATGCCAGTGTATGATGTCTGGGGAAAACAGAAACATCTGCCCGCTAGCACGGACCACGACGACATGTGCCGAGAAGCCATTGGTCGACAAGTTACCTTTGCCATTCATTTGTGCAGAGAAGAAACTTACCGTGTCGCAGGCAAAAATCCCAGTGGTGTCTTCGGAACCACCCAGATCAACTCAGGATCCAATCTCCAGGCATTTCAGTATTCTTGGGATAAGATCTACCCACAACACGCCGGACCAGTCCACTTTCACCGGAATGTTCGCATGGTCACCAACGGAGACGACGTCATCTTTTCCGTGAGGAGAGAATTTTCGGATTTTACTATCGCCAACATTGCCGTGCAAATGGCAAAGATCAACATGATCATCACGCCTGCCTTGAAAGAAGGAGGCCTTGTCGAAGCCCGCCCAGTCGAGCAAGTCACATTTCTTAAACGTGGCTTCAAACTCATGAACGGATTTTACAGAGCACCTCTTGACATCGAAGTGTGCAAAGACATGACCCAATACACCAAGAAATCCGCTGACAACATGGCCGCAACTATCGAAAACATCAAGATTTCTGCCATGGAATTGGGCGTCACCGAACCAACCGGAGAAACACGCAAGTTGCTCTCCGACGCACTCACCAAACTCGGAAGGCATACACCCCTTCCAACCTCCGCGGAAGTCCTTAGGGATCACGCAAAATTTTTCTAATGTGAACT